GGCGAGCTCCGGATCGTGTGGAATGCCTTCACCGTACACGAGCCGGCCATGCTTTCAATACACAAGATCATTCAAGATGTTCGGGCGCCAGCGCTCTGACATAGGCCTGACAGGCCTGCAACGCAATCAATCCACGGTCGCCGGTGTCGGTGATGGCGATAATTCGTTGAGCATGCGCCGGGTCAAGTCGGGCGCGTACGGTTGCAGGATCCACGCCGCCGGTGCCGGCGGCGGCTGGCACCGCACAGCCGTGGGCAACGTCGCCGGCATCGAGAAGGACTGACAGCCGCACATCGGCAGTAGCAAGGCGATCGCGCAAGCGATCCTGATCACGTTGGGCATCGCTCAGCGCTCGATAATGGGTTTGTTCACTGGCCGCGAGCCGTTGCTCCAGCGCCAGGCGTTTGTCCTGCTCGGCTTGTTGCGCGGTGGCGGCGGTCAGAGTCAGTTGATTGAGGGTTTCGGCGTTTAACCGCGCCTGCTCGGCCAATTGCCGCCCGTAGCGCCAGTCCTGAAACTGCCATGCCGCTGCAAACGCCCCGGTCACCAGCAGCAACAGACCCATCACGCGCCAGGAACCGGACATAGCACCGCCCTCGCCCGCGCCCAGATTTGCAGACGATCCTGCAAGCCGTTCAACCCGCCGTTGATCCGCCGGGTGATGGTGTTGAACTGGTCCGCGTCGGCCAGTTCATTCAGGCCCTTCTGCCCCCAGAACCACGCCGCCGATTCGGCGGCCCATTGCGGTTGCTCGAGCAATTCGGGCAACGACAAAAGACGCTCATCGCCAAACAAGCCGAGGCTGCATTGGCGATAGTTGGCGCGACCGGTGATTTGTATGAGCCCGCGCCCTCTGTATTTTTGCCCGTCGCCATCCGCCTCGGGCGTGTTGCCCAGACGCAGCGCCAGCGTACCGGTATCGTATTTGCTCAGGTACTGGTTGTTGCCCAGTTCGCGCACGTAGCGCAATTGGCCGGACTCGTGACCGACCTGTGCGAGGAACGCCGCGATACGTTTTGGCGTATCGATGCGATGCCTGGCCATCGCGGTGTTGAGTGGCGAAACAAAAACGCCCGCTTGGGAGCGGGCGTTGGGCATGATGTCGATTAGGTGTGTTTCAGTTAATTGCATGATGCTTGATCCTCCCTGGATGTTGTCCCGATTGAATCACGGCTGGCGGCTGATGCTTGCCAGCCATTTATTTGCCAGAGTTTTCAGGGTGCCGGTTGCACCAGTTTCAGCGAGTACCCCATCCGCCGGTAGCACCTGCCCGCCCGAGAGCTGCCACTGCTGGAACTCTAGCCAGTCGCGATTGTTGGAGTCCTGTGGAATAAATGCACAGTCAGCCAGGCGCAACACGCCGCAAGCGCTTAGTTGATAAGCCATGAGTGTCGCTCCTAGATTTCAGCGTCCGCTGTCCATTCCAGTTGTAAAGTCTGCCCCGGTGCGCTGCCGACTGGCGTGACAGTGGCAAAAGAAATACTACGATCCGTTACGCCTTGAAGTAGCGTGCCGGTGCAAGCTTTGCTGATCGTTTGATTCCAGACCTGATTACTGCTGTCTGCCGGGCTATAGGCAGTGACAGTCGGTTGAACCCTTTTCTGAACCAGAAAGCCGATCGTCATCCCGTATTGGCCGATATTTCCTGCCGGGACCTGAGTAAACGTCGAGATACACGTATTGGTGCCATTATTGGCTTTGACCGGCAACCCGGAAGCAAATGACTTTTCGTAATAGCGCTGACATAACGCCAGCTCCTGCGCTAAGGGACGAAGCTCAAAGGGAGTGGACACAGGCCCCTCCTCCAATTGGATCTGTGTCAGATCGACCGTTTGCAGAACGTTGAGAGGCAGATCGAACGCCAATGTCAGACAGTCGCCGCTGCCTTGCATTTTCCCCGCAATGGCGGGCACCTGAAACGTTGCGGTGTAGCGCGTCCACACTGTGTTCAGTTGAAACGTATCAATCAGTTTCCCAACGGCTGCCGATCCACCTACCCCGAATTGCTGCGCAATCGTTATTTGCAAAGGCCGCACGGCATCGGATCGAGCCCAGAACGTCAGCGTTGCCGTTTTTCCGGCGAGCGTTCTGACCGACTCTATATTCTGGGAGATTTTGTGAACGGTAGCTCCCGCCCCTGCGGACGTTTGCTGCCAGCGCAGGAAACAGGCCGGTTCATCAGAGACCTCGCCTTGCCCGAGCGCAAAATTTTGCCGCGTGATGCTCACTCCGGCGTTTCCGTTCCAGTCACAACGGAAACGATCAGCCACGTACCCGCCGACATTTGGCGCCTGATTGCTCGCACCACGCTGCCAGATTCTGAAATCGCCATTGATCAACAGATTCTTGCGATAGACCTGCACCGGAAACGCTTGCAGCGGATCAGGTCTGGACAACTCTCGAATGGCTTGAGCCAATTGATGGGTCTGATTTTCATCAGGTGTCAGGCCAGCAGCCGTGATTGCATTGAGTATTTCCTCGGTAACACTGTTCCCCCAACTCGCCGGGATCAGTGACCCCGGCGTCCCTGCAATCGGGTCTTCGTCGACAAACCTGCCGTTTTCCAGACCTGAGCCCGGAATGCTTTTCGGATAATCCATATCACGTCCCTAATGATTTAAAGCGCAGCAGGCAGCCAGCTCGGTGCCACCGGCCTATGCGCGCTGGACGGGAAGAATGAGCCTTGCGGCCACTCGCGCAACGCCCGTCGATAAGTTTGCAGTTCGGCATATTGTTCAGTGGTCAATGTTGTGCCGCCGCCGTCCTCCAGTTCATCACGGTCGCGTGCGACCAGGCCGTCAGTGGCGGCAAGCTGGGCGTTGCGCCAGGTGCGCTCGAAGCCTGCGGCCGCCTCTGCCGAAGGAGGCGGTGGATCGACCAGGACCGGATAACCGCTTTCAGCATGCACGCCAATAACTTTCGCGGTGACCGACAGTTGCTGCAGCAGCGAGATCCAATAGGCTTGGGGAATTTCGATGACATCGTCAGGAATGTCCGACGAATTGATACCCGGTACATACACGCCTCGCGTACCGGCGCTGAAAAGCACGTTGGTAGTATTCATTCAATAACCCTTGGCAAAATAAAACACGGTCCAGCCAGCGCCAGGCTGGTTGACCGCGTTGCGCACTTTCAAGCGAACGCCTTGCTTGGTGGCGGTGCCTCCGACAACAATCACGATGGCCGCTTCGCCACCGGCATGGTTGGCGACACATGAGAAAAAACCATTCGGGAAGGAAACCGGGAAATTGACCCACATTTCACCGTTGGCATCCGTAATGCCGGTCCCCCATTGATCTATGTTTCCACTGGCGTGCTTCTGATACCCGGGGTTAGCCGTCAACCCTGAAAACAGTGCGGCATATTTGAGACTCGCGGTGCCGTGGACTGCCCAGACTCCGTTTTCCCTGACGACGGTGGCGCTCTCACCACTGTTCATGACAATCGAGGTCAGTTCAGCTCCTTGCGGGCTTATTTTCGCAATGCCTGTACAGGCAATAGTGACCGGGGCGTTGCTACGGCAATGCAGCGTGAACGTTGCGCCATTGGGAACTGACTTGATGTCTGGCAAAGACACGGTATAGGCCGAGTTTCCGCCCAGGCCGATCGCCCATCCCACATCCGCAAGAGAAAGTTGCGCCGTGGCTGCGATGTCACGAGACCCTGCGTGATTGCCCAGTGCACGCTGCACGAACTCGGCCGTAGCCACTGAACGGCTGAAATCGAATTGCGCCGGGGTTTTGAAGAGCTGCGAGCTACGTAGCGCGTCGAGCATTTGTGTATTTGAAGTCTCGGTCGGTGTCATTCCAGCAGCCCGCACAACGCCGAGAATTTCCTGCGTCACGCCGTTGCCCCATCTCGCGGGAATCAACGAGCCGGGTGTGCCCGCGAGCGCGTCCTCATCAACAAACATGCCATTGACCAAGCCTGCGCTTGGCACACTGATTGGATAATCCATTGTCTTTTTCCTTAACGATGACTTCGATCCTTGCGGTCGCGCGGGGCGCCACAGGCCAAATGATGTACAAACTAAACAAGCCCATATCGCGTGGTGTCGGTGACGTAGAAGTGGACCTTGTTGCCTAGCTGGATATACCGTTGATCAGGACACGAATCCCGATCAACGCATCGTCTGCGGCGCCACGCGCCAAATCGACCTTGCCCTTGCCCCCCTGTGCGCGAATCTGCGCCTTGGCCTTCAGGCGCAAAGTGCGCAGAGTGAGCAAATGGTCAGTCAACTGCTCCGCCTTACTCAGAATCTGCTCGGCGGCCTGTTTGGCGCTGCGGCCTTTGACAACCCACGCGGCGACCGACAGCGGCACTTCTTTTTTTGGGTAACCGGCGTCCTGATAAGCCTGCGCGTCGGCGGCGGCCTGGGCGTATTCCATGGCTTTGAGCGGGTCGCCGGCCAGCACCGAGCGGACGTTATCAGCAGCGGCGTCGATCATGCCGCAGAGGCGTTCGGCTTCCAGCAGTTCCAGTTCGGCGACCCTGCCCGTATTGAGCTGCCATGCTTCAGCGACCCACTCATGGGCAGGAGAAGGCTGTGCAGCACGCAAACCGTCCTCGAACTGATGCATTTCTTGAATGATGATCATCGGATCAACTCCCAGGAAAGATTGATATTCACCGCTGCTGTAAAGTTGATCGCAATACCGTTGGAGTAGTCGCTTGGAAGGATATTTTTGATACCCATGCTCAACAGCAATTCGTCACTTGTTCCGTTATCAGCACCGAAGGCGTGTTCGGCTTGATAGGTCTGCCACAGGGAACGCAAAATGCTGTGGTCGAAGCTGGCGGTCAATGTCGAAACGGTTGTGTCATTCACCTCGTTGTTGGTAATAACCCGCACCGTCTCACCCGCATTGGCCCAGCCGTCCCAGTTGCTCGACGTGGCAACCTTCGGGTTGAGAAAACAGTAGTTGGCGCCCAGCCATCCGGGTGTAGCGAAATTCACAGCTGTGACTTGTGTCGGATGCGGCGTCGCGTTGCCCACCACCAGACGAGCGGCACGAGCATGCGGGTCAAGTGGCAGGTACACCACGCCATTACCGCTGATTGTTTGCGTCCACGACAAGCGACTGCGGTTATAAATCGGCCGGACAATTGGTACCGAGCCGGGACCAGCCGTCACCACCCATGCCAGACAAAGATCCAGCGTCGTCGACTGGAAACCGCCTCCCGCCGTTCCATTGATCGTGCCCTTCAAACCCTCCGGTGTAGCGTCATAAATCGTGCCGCGCTGCATGTAGAAGGTCAGCAGGCCCGCAACCACTTGCGCACGCAGAAAGTAACCAGAGTTGGGCAAAAGATCGGCACTGCTCCAGGCTTGTGTCGTAAACGTGCGCGGACGACCCAACTGACCTGCCAGCACTTCTTGGCCCAGGCTGATCAGTACGCCGGGCAGAATAGATAACCGCCCGCCACTGGTAGCAAACGCGGTCGGTGTGATTGGCAATCGCCCGTCCGCCGTAGCGACGGTGGCGGTTGGCAAGGCGCCAATCGGCAACGCCGAATCCAAATTCCAGCCCTTGGCCGAAACGCTCTGAATCGCCTGCAACAACTGATCGTATTTCTTCTCGTCAGGCGTCAGGTCCGCCGCCTTGATCACGTTAAGAATTTCCTGCGTAACCCCGTTCCCCCAATCCGCCGGAATCAACGACCCCGGCGTCCCCATCAACGGGTTCTCATCAACAAACTTCCCATTCACCAACCCGGCGCTGGGCACACTCTTCGGATAATCCATCCCTCATCCCTCCCTAGTCATAATTGATGTGCACCTTGGTATGCGCCGGCGCGCTGCGGTGGATCAGGCATTCCAGCGCCGAGCCCGGGTTGACGCCGAAGCGCTCGCCCCAGTAGCTCGCGCCGTAACGGCGGCCGAGCAGCAGGCGGCCGCCGGTGTTGAGCGTCCACATGAACTGCGCTTCCCAAGTGCCCCAATGCGCCGAACCAAACCGGGCGCGGCCCATGCGTGGGGCTTCGTGTTCGGTGATGCTGGCGTTGGGGTAACCCTGGCTTTTGGCGATGTCGAGGTAGTAGCCGACAGCCTGGCTGCCGACCGCGAGCAAGCGGCGGCGTACGGCGAGGCGGCGGTCGTCGAACAGTGGCGTGGCGCCCAGGCACGGGTCGGGCAGGTTCATCACCCGCTCCCAGTCCGGCACCAGTTCGCTGACGCCGGCCGGGTCCATTTCGTTGAGCAGGTCGGCGGCGCGCGCATCCAGACGGGCCAGTTCGACGGCGACGCCTTGCAGCACTTCCTCAAGCTCGGGCACCCGCTCCGGATCCCATGCCGGGCCACTGGGCAGCAAGGCGCGCAACTGCGCCTGGTATTGCGCGGCGGTTCTTATGCCCCCCATACGCAGCCTCCGAAGGTGAGCAGTTCGCTCTGCCCGGCCGGCACGTCAGCGGCCGGAGCAGTGAGCGTGTGATCGTATTCGCCGCCGGCGCTGCTGATGGCTTCACGGATATGGCTGATCAGCAACGGCACGCCGAGGTCAGCCTCGCGGTTGTGCAGATCGCGCAACTGCGCTTCAACGGCGGCGCGCACGGCGGTAGTGTCCGGATTGACGCTCTTGAAGCGATACACCACCGGCACCTGAACCGGTCGCTGCACGTGCACTTCCGCGGTCACCGGACGCAGCGGTTCGATGTACTCCTGAACCTCCGCCAACTGCTCATCGTTCGGCACCGGTTGCGGGTCTTCATCACGCATGATGAACACCGTCACCGTGCCCGGCCCGAGCAGGCCGCCCCGGCACCACGCCCGCGTCACACCCGGCACTTCCAGCGCCCAGGTTTCGTAGTCGCTGGCCGCGCCACCGTGGGGAATCACGCGGTAGGAACGGATGACCCGCGAGCGCAGCGATTCGAGGCTTTCCCGCGCCACACCGCCGCTGAGGCCCGGCGCCAGCACCACGAAGCTGTTGCCGACAATCCCGGCAATCGGCTGCACCTGGGTCAGCGTCAAACCCGCATCAGCGTTGCCCAGACTGCCGGCCTCCAGCGCCGCAATCGTGGTGCTGTTGCTGCCATTGACCGTGGTGCGCGCCGTGGTGACTTTGTAGGTGCGGCCATCGTTCGCTTGCAGCAGAGTGTCGACGTCGAGCACGGCGCCGGGAGTGGCGGTAAAACTGACGCTGCCGGTAGCCACCTGCGCGGCTTTGCGCGGCTGATTCAGGCGCAGCGCGGCGATGCGTTCCAGGGTTGACTCATCGGCTTTGTCGGGCAGGATCTGCTCGGCAATCCAGTCGAGATAACCGTACAAGCCATAAGCGGCACCACCGAGAGTGCGGGCCAGTACTTGCGCATCGGACTGGCGCAGCGAATCGCCGGCCAGGTCGCTTTGGGTGCGTTTGATCAGCACCGGCAGCGAAGGGGTTTCAAACGGCATAGATCACCTGCCAACTGTTATCGGGGTTGATGTCCAGACGTTCGCCGTCGGCCAGCGTGAGGATCGTGCGCAGGTTGAGGCGCTGGGCGTCGAGGCGTTCGCTGATGATGTCGATGGCGCTGCAGTGGCCGTCGTCGAGCAGCCATTGCAGGGCTTCGCGGGCATAAAATTCGGCGTCCATTTGCGTCTGCCGGGTCAGCTTGACCCGGCGCAGCAGCCACAGCCGCGAGCCGATGCGATCGTCGGCAACCGTGGGGAAACTGTCGCCCCACCAGCCGAAGCGTTCTTCGTCATCGAGGGCGTCGTCATCAGCGGCGCGACGCCAGGTGAACAGACTGATGAGCACGGCGCGGGTCAGCGCGGCGTGGAGGTTCTGGCTGATGAACATCACTGGCCTCCTGCCGGCGCGCCGGTCTGACCGTTGCCGGCCTGCACGCCAACATGCACGTGTTTGATCTGGCTGATGCCGCCAGCCAGTTGATCACCGGTGGAAACGATCTTGCCGGTCTGGTTTATCACCGGCGTTTCGAAGTTCACCGCGCTGCTGGCGCGGATGTTCAGCGTGGCGGTTTCGATGTCGATGATCCGCCCGCGCTTGAAATGAATTTTGTCGCCCTCGTCGGTGTAGATCGCCACTTCACCGGCAGCGAGCGCTTGCAGGCGATAGCGACGGTCGGCGATGACCAGGGCGATGGCGTGGGAACGGTCGCCGCCGATGAAGGTGACGACCCCTTCAGCGCCAGCCAGCGGATGGCTGGTGAAACCGTAGGGTTCGAAGTGTTCGAGGTCGTCGTTGACTTCACCGGCGGTGAGGCGCATTTGCAGCGATTGCAGCTTGGTTGCCGAATTGGCGAGCACGACAGTGCCGCGCGCCAGCAGGCGTGTCAGTAGGCTCATGGGTTTCCTTAGACTTTGTCGACACAAACCCTGTGGGAGCGGGCTTGCCCGCGATGGCGGTGTGTCAGGGAAAAAATGTATTTGTTGTCACGACCGCTATCGCGGGCAAGCCCGCTCCCACAGGGGCCATTGTCGCCAGCAGGATCCTGCGTCAGGCCTGGGATTGCTTCGGGGGCGTCGGATCAGGATCAAAGGTATGCGGCGGCGCCACTTGCAGCGTGGTCACCGAACCCTGCGCCGACAACGAATAAGTGACCTTGGAAATCAGCATGTCACCATCGAAATCCAGCACCGGGTCCTTGACCCTGACCAGCGTGTTATGGCGCCACAAATCGCCATTGCTCTGCCGCCAGCCCTGCACCTGATAGGTGGTGGTCTGCGCACGGCCCATGCGAGTCGCGCTTTCCCATTGGGCACGCTGCTGCGCCAACTCAAAGGTCAGTTGCGTGCCTTCGTTGATCACCGTGGTGCGCCGCCGTTTGAAACTCAGGTCGGCCGCCGTCGACTCGACTTCGCTGACCGCCGCGCCGCTTTTCGCATCCGAGCCTTTCTGCTGGCCGATCACCCGATACTCGGAGAACACCTGGCTGAAATCCATTGGCGCACTGGCCGACAAGATATTCTTGCCCAGCTCCAGCGCATCGCTGGCGCGGCCGCCGCTGCCGGGTTTGGCCAACACCAACTGGCCCAGCTCGTTGTCGGTGGAAAACACCCGCAGCAGCGACAGCAATCGGTCGATCGACTGGAATGCCGTTTCACCCGGCACGATGGTGTGTTTGGTCAGGCGTGTGGTGTCGCTGATTTCATTGACGACCCACAGTCCATATTCGCTCGCCAGATCGCGGACGATAGTCAGCAAGGGTTGTTGCTGCCATTGGCTGGGCAGGTTACGAGCGGCGCAATCGACCAGATCCTGGGTCTTCGAACTGCCTTCGATGGTCAGGCTGATCTGCCGCCCGTCATAGCGGATCGGCGCCTTGAACACGTAACCGGTGAGCACCAGGTCCTTGCCGATTTTCACTTCACAGGGGTCACCGGGTTTAATCGGTTTGCTCACCGCCTGCCCCGGCCATTGCCAGGTAATGTCGAGCTTGAAGGTGCGGAACTGACGCTCGAGATCGGCGGTGATTTCGACGCTTTTCCAGCCGCCGTATTCCATGCCGTTAACCGTCAGCGTGACGTGGTTATCCAACTCGTCCATGGTTCACTCCCTGGAGACTTTCACATCGCTTTGCGGGAGGTACAACGGATTGGTCACGCCGTTGCGCTGCACGACTTCGGTGACTCGCGTGGCGTCGCCAAACTGTTTGTACGCTATGACCAGTGCTGGAAGGCTTTCCTGAAAGGATTTGCTGACCAGTCGCACGCCCGAGGATGCCACGGCCTTGAGGTGCGCAACCAAGGCATCCTGCACGTCACTGATGGCTTGATAGTGATCAGGATCGGCCTTGTTTTTCGCCCCTTGCAGCGCCTCCACCAAATCCTTTTGCAGCGCCTGCAAATCATCCGTGGCCGGGACTTCCGGGCGGGTGACTTGCTGATGGGCCTGCTGAGCAACGGTGGGCGTCGACGGCAGTTGCAGCGCTCGGGTGGCCACTGGCATCGATGCGACCCACTGCGCCACTTTGACGATCAGCGTGTCCTGCACCAGATCGGCCATCGCCTGCGCTGCGGCATTGGTGTCCTTGCCGGTGGTGATCTTCGGCGCATCAGCCTTGCGAATCGCTTCGAGTTGCTGCGACACGTCGGCGATCACGCCACGGTAGCCTTCCTTGGCGAACGCTTTCAGTTCCTGGATATCGCCGAGCAAACCGTTGAATTCCGCCGCCACTTCCTTGGGCAGCTCTTTCACGGCTTTGACCAGTTCAGTGATCTGGCGGTACTGCTCGATCAAAGGTTTCAATTGCTCCTTGATCACGTCATAGACGCCGGTAAGGCTGTTGCGCAGGTTGGTGATGCCGATCCGCGCAGCCTTGATCAAAGTCATCGCCTGTTCGAAACGCGCCACCGCCGAACCCAGCAGCCCGTCGGCCTTGGCCAGCAGCACTTTCTGCGTGCTGACCGTGGCGGTCGGAAACGGCAGGGGTTGGTCGGGATAGAACTTCAAGGCGAACGTCACCAGCCCACCGTCCTGGCGGGTGTGAGTCATATCGCATTCGCCGACCTTGACCTGCAGGCGTCCAAGCCACGGATGCACCAGTTCGCCACGGCCCTGCTCCAGCGCCTTGAGCAGCTTGTCGCGCTGCTCAAGGCAATCGGGGCCGATGATGAACGCGGTCAGATCGTGAGTCTTGGCCTGCTGGCCGAGGTCCTCGAAAAACGGCAGGTCGCGTTGCGGGTATTCATGCAACTGCCCTTTGCGACCGACCGGGGTTTTCGCCTGGTCGATCCAGAAACCGACACCGCGAAAGGATGCCGGCAATAAACGGTCACGCCAGTTCATTGGGAACCTCCCATCGACAGCGAGCGATAGCCGATGCGTGAAGACACGGCCAGGCCCGGTTGATTGGTTTGCGGTTGTTCGGTACGCAGGCCTGCCGGTGCATTTTCGAAGCGCACGGTCAGGCCGCCTTCAAGTTGCGTACGGTTGTTGGCGGCGCTTTGCTGGATCAGCGCGCTGGAGGTGTGTGGCAACGAGCCGCTTTGCAGTGTGCCATTGCCAGCAGGCGCCGGGCTGGCAGCGAAAAACGCCGGCGCCAGCTCACCCTTGCCTTCGGCATTGGTCTCGCGTTGCGCTTGGGTCAGCGTTTCAACCTTGCCGGTGACCTTGGCGATCAGTCCGGCGAAGCCACCGTCGAACAACTCCTTGATCGGCGCAATGACGGTTTGCAGCTTTTGCCACAACTCGCCGAACCACTCAGTGATCGGCCCCCAACTCTCGATGATCTGATCCAGAGGTTTCCATTCGAACAGACTGTGCAGAAAATCCACGACCGGCGCGGAAAGCGCCAACACGACGCCCCAGATCGCCGAAAAGACCTCACCGATCGGCTGCCAATACTGAGCAATCTGCTCCAGCGGCGACCACTCGAACAGGCTGGTGAAAAAGCCTCTGACCCGCTGCACAGACGTTTGCAGCGCCATCCAGATCGGTTCGAAGAACCCGACAATCCCACCCCAGGCGCTGGTGAGCATTTGCATCGGGAAAAAATCGAACAGTGCCCGCAAAGTATCCCGGGTGCTTTGCACAGCCGATTGCAGCGTCGTCAATATCGGCTGGAAATACGCAATAACGCCTCCCCAGGCGCTGGTGATCATCTGCATTGGCGAGAAGTCGAACAGCGACACGAGGAATTCTTTAGTCGGTAGCGCGACTTCTAGCAGGCCGCTGAACATCGGTTCGAAGAACCTCACGACACCACCCCACGCATCGGTAAGCATCTGCATCGGCGAGAAATCGAACAGGTTTCTGAGAAATGCCATCACCGGCACACTCAAGGCCTTGAGCAATTCCCAGATCGCCGAGAACAGGCCGGTCAGCGGCCCCCAGTTTTCAATGATCATCCCCGCAGGCGACCACGAGAAAACCGACTTGAAGAAGTCGATCACTGGCGCCGTCACGGCCATCACCTTGTCCCAGACTCCGGAGAAAAATGCCGTGACCGGTTCCCACAGCGCAGCCAGTGCCGCCAGCGGTCGCCAGTCGAGTACCGAGCGCAACGTCGCCATCGCACTCGCCCCGATGTTTTTCACGCCCTCCCACATCCCTGTGAAGAACGCGCTGATCGGCGTCCAGTTGGCCACGATCAAACCGGCCGCCACGGCAATGCCCATGGCGATCAGCATGATCGGGTTGGTCTTGAGCACCATGCTCATGACGTCCATCACCTGCGTCATACCGGTGACCGCGGTTTGCATAGCGGAGAAGGCAATTGCCCCCGCCGCCAGGCCTTCAACCAGTTTCGGGTTGTCGGCGAGCAGGCTGCCGACCTGCGTCAGCATCGGTTCCAGCCCGACCACCAAGGCCCCCACCGCCGGCACCAGCGCGGCGTCCACCGCCGCCGAAACCTTCTGCATCGACGCACTGAACACGTTCATGTTCTGCGTCGCTGCTGTCGGCGCGGCGGGCAGATCGACGGTTTTCGCCGTGTCGCTGACTTCGCTCAATTTGCCCTGGAACGCTGCGGCCGATTTGATGCCGTCTACAAACGGCGTGATCACGCTGCCGCCATTGAACAGACCACTGATGTCCAGTTTGCCGAGGCCGGTCTGCTCGAGATTGTTTTTAAAACTCTCAACCTTCATGCGCAGGGCGCCCAGTTTGGGCGAGAGTTCATCGATGCCGGTGATCAGCACCGGTTTCGGGGTTTTCTTCTCTTCGTCTGCCATCACTGCACCTGCTGCATCGCATTGATCCGTTGCGCGTGCTCCAGCGATTCGCGGAGCACATCCAGTGGCCTGGCCATCATCTGTTCGGGGTCAACCTTCCAGAACCAGGCCAGGTCATAGGCGACGGCGATCAGGTCGGTGATGTCGCCGACGCCGCACTCATGAAAAAACTCGCAACGGCCCAGCTCAGCGCATTGAGGTCAGCCAGATCGAGTTGGTTGACCGACGACGGCGGGATGCCGGCGCATACGGCGATGTATTTGGCCGCCACGTCCATGTCGAGGCTGACTTCTTCGCTCTTGTCGATCTTGTACGGCAGCGCCTTGATCGCTCGCACTTCCTGCACCGTCGGACGGCGCAGAACGAGTTCGGTCAGAGGCTCGCCGTGGGCTTCGATTGCTACTTGAAGCTTCACGGCGGCGCTCATTGCCAGGTCCCCTTGATGCCTTCGAATTTCAGTTCGATGGTGGCGTCGTCGCCCTTGGAGACTGGCTCCTCGACCAGATAGGCGCCGGCCAGCACGTAGACTTTGCCGTTGCTGAACTCGCAGGTGACCGTGATATCGGTGCCTTCGATCAGCTTCTTCAGCGGGAAGTCGGCGGTGTGCAGCGCGGTCACTTTGAACGACGGTGCGATGTCGGTTTCCTTGTAGAAACCGGGCACGACGGTTTCACGTTTGACGGCCATCAGCGGGGCTTCGCAGCCGCCATTGATGGTCAGTTGTGCGCCGTCGACCTTGACGTAGCAGGTGCCTGCAATCAGTTGACCCATGGTGTTTCTCCCTTCAAATAAAAAGCCCACGCGAGGTGGGCTGAATGCTTAGCGCCGACTGCGCGGATCAGGCCGCGTCGTCGTACTGCAGACGGAACTGGTTGAGCAGTGCGAACACGCGCAGGCCGTTGATGTAATCCGGCGGGAACAGCACGTTCACGCGGCTCGGGTCCTGCACGTCGCGCTCGACGATCAGGTGCTCGGCGAACAGCTCGGCGTTCTCCACATGGCCTTCCAGCTCTAGCTTGGCGTACTGCGCAATCAGCTCGCCGCGAATGGTCGCAGGCGTGACGATCGGCTGACCGGCGCCGAAACGGGTACCGTCGGAGGCCAGTTTGTGGCGTCCGTATTTGCTGGTGATCACGCTTTGCAGACGACGCACGATGAACGCCGACTGGTGCATGGTTTCGCTGTCCAGATAGGAGTTGTCGGCCTGGCCGTAGGCGTTCTTCTGGTAGGTGGTGATCGAACGCTGGATGCGCACGTAACCGCCTTCGTAGTACGCAGTAGCGATGCCGTAGTTGAGCAGCGACTGACGCTCGGTCAGGGTGAAGCGCTCGCTGGCCGGCGCCGGGTCAACACCCGGCAGGCTGCCGCTTTGCGTCGGACGGCTGGCATCGGCGGAGATGAACACCGCCGTGCGCGCAGCCAGTGCCGCCGCTTGTACCCAGAACGGTTGCGGTACGCCCGGCTCCAGCGCCTGGATGGTCATGTGCTGATCGTTGCGCGCCTGGCCGGCAGCGACCAGCGTACCGACCGTGCCGCGTTTGGCGCTGTAGACGTGACCAAACAATTGCTTGGCCCACGACCAGCGCCCGGTGCTGTCATCCATCACCGCTTGCCAGGTGTTGAGGGTGGCCAGGTCGGACCACGGCAAGGCGATGAATTCGAATGGCTCATCGCCTAGAGCCGCGACGGCGGCGATCTGATCCGGCACACCGGCGCCGCCGGTCATGGCGGTGATTGCGCTGGTCAGACCGGCCGGAGTTTCTTCGCCGTTGCTCTTGCCCAGGCGATTGAATTGCAGGCTGATGTCATTGCCGCTGTCGCCGGTCCATTTGGCGGTCAGGGTGACCACGCCTTCGGCAGCCGCCGCGCTGACCGGCAGGTCGGCAGTGGCGTTGATTTTCTGCGCCAGGGCAGTGGCCGCTTGAGCGGCGGTGGCGCCGTTGACCACGGTGGCCTGCACGCGCACGCCGCCGACGTACAGATTGAGCATGCCCGCCTGCGTCGCGGTGCCGGTCAGGGTCAACACCCCCTTGGCGATGGCGCCTTCGGTGTTGTGCAGCGGCAGGCACCAGATCTCGCCGATCGGGTCAGCCTTGCGGAAGGTCTCGTACATCGAAGCGAGCATCGAGCCCTGGCCGCCGATGCTTTTCGCCAGCGCCACGCTGGAAACCAGCACCAGTTTGCCGACCTCAGTCGGGGCAATATTGTCGTTGACCTGCGCGACGATCAAACGGCGCATGGCCGAGGTCGCGCTGTTGGCGGCCGAGTTGTCCATTTCGGCATAGAACAGCGGAACACGAATGTCCGCCGGGATGTTGCTGAATCCGATCGCCATTATTTGGCTCCCTGTGGTTTAGCCGCTTTTGCGGTTTTGAGTGTGATATCGCCGTCAGCCAGACGCCGGCGCCACCAGGCGCTATCCAGCACGTCACGGCCTGCAGCCGGCAACAGGTCGCCCGCCTCCGGGTCAGGTACGACACGGCCAGCGGCCGGCACTACGGTGATGCGGTTGCTCATGGGGTTACGTCTCCAGAGAAAGTCATTTCCACCCGGCCATCCGGACCCGGGCGTTGCAGGTTGGGGTCGGCCGGATCGATCGCATCGACCCGCACCGTCATCCCGGTAAAGGACGACAAAGCGTCCAGTTCGCGCTCGTGCCAACTCTCCGCAGGCTGACTTGGCAGATTGCGGCCGAGCTGGAACTCGGCATAAAAACGCAGCCGATAGAACAGGCGGCTGCTGTTGATCGAGACCAGCTCGCCGCCGTCGTAGACGATGGCGCTGTAGTCGGCATCGGGCTTGAATCCCACCAGCGCGCGCCACAGTTCGGCGCGCAGGTCGTGCAACCCATCCAGCGCTTTTGTCGCGTCGGTAGCATCAAGCACCAGAACGGTTTCGAAGCGGTCGCGGATCGATTGGGTGGTGAGGTTTTGGGTGGTGCCAGGACTGGCCAGATCGGCCAGCAGCAGAACGTGCGCCGAGGGTGTCGGTAGATCGGGGTTGCCTTGCAGCAACGCCAGATCGACACCCACCGAAATATGATTGGCAAGCCCAGGGCATTGCCCACGCAGTTGCGTGAGGATCGGGGTGATCTTCATGGGGGTGTTCCGAAGTAAGAGAAATTACAGTGAGCGCCGCAGTCCCTGTGGGAGCGAGCCTGCTCGCGAAAGCGGTCGATCAGTCACATCGATGCTGAAGCTGACGTCCCTTTCGCGAGCAGGCTCGCTCCCACAGGAATAAGCACTCGGTTCAGGATTACTGTTCCGCCTTCGGGTCCAGGCACGACGCATCAATCAGGCAGCGATAGCTGTTCTCGCGACTGCCGCTGGCGGTGACCTTGTCGATCGACCAGCGTCCGCGCATGAAGTCCGGCCAGCTCTCATCGAGCAATACCAGCCCTTCGGCCGCGAGCCGTGGATCCCCCGGGCAGGTGATTTGCACCTTGTACTTCTGCCGCAGCATCTTGCGCACTTCGCCCTCGCCTACTGCGATGGCATCAGCTTCGCTGGGCTGCTTCTGGCGCAGCGTCTTGAACGGCGCAACACCGGTTTCAACCCAGCGCAGCACCCCGGCCGCCGCATCCCAGAAACAGGTCTTGCAGCCCTTGGCCTGCTCGCGGGCAGATTCTTCCAGCGTGGCGCTGATGAAGGCGTGATCGCCGGGGCGATTGTTGTGGGTAACCGACAGCGTCACGTCCGGCAGAATCTGCCCCGACAACGACTTGGTCTGCCCGGGCCGCGCCAGCACATAAACATCGCCGTAAGGCTTGGCGACGACGTTGTATTTTTTCGCCAGACGCGTGACAAACCCCATGTCGGTCTCGTTGGACTGGTCGATGTGCTCGATGCGGATCAACGAAATCTCCGGCGCGACCCGTGGCGAAAAGCCGTGCAGCTCCACCAGCTTGCGAAATAATCCACCCAGCGTCGTTGGCCCATGACTGGCGGTGCGGCGCTGCTTGAAGCCGGTTTCATCATCCTTGCTGAATGGCGCCGCAGTGGCCACCAGGGTGAGGCGAAACGGAAACAGTGTTGGCGTCAGACGCGTCACTTTGAACAGGCCTTTATCGACCATCGCGGTTTCTCGATAGCCGACTTGCATGCCAATCTTGCCGCCCAGATTCGGCAACCCCTCAAGCCCCTCCAGATCGATAGTCAACGTCAGCTGATCGGACTCGAAACCGGCGGCATCGATGTGCTCCCAACTGATCAGGCGTTGATTGAGCAAGGCCGCGTTGGCCCCGTAGATATTCACTGCCGGCGTAAATCCCAGTGCCATTCAACCTCCTTAATCCCACGCCGTCGCTGCTTTGACCACGGCGGGTTTCACATCCAGTTCCGGTAGCACGATCCAGACGCCGGCGGGCAGAATCGGCCCGTGTTCGGCCAGGGTCGGGTTGAGCTTCCACAGCGCTTCTTCGGCAGCGTCATCACTGCGCCCGGTTTCGCGGTAGAGCAGCAGATTCACCGAATCACCGGCCACGCTTCGTGCTTTACGCATTGTTGAACTCCGCTAGTTCGATGACCCAATCGACTACCATCGCCGTACCGTCATCGATGATCTGGGTCTGGGTTTCCTGAACGCTGCTGATCCGCCACAGGCCCCAGTTTCGACCAATCCCGTCGATCAACGGCAGCGGGATACGCAGCGCCTGCAAAGCTCGCAATTCATCGAGCCGATCCATGGCTACGGCGTACATCGACTTGCCGGTAATGGTCAGGGTTTCCGGTTTCTGTCCGGTCTGGCTGGACTTGGGTTTGCTGGTGAGGATCTGTATCTCGGTCCAGCCGCCGTCAGACTTGCGCAGCAACTGGTGGTACGCAAAGTTGCGCGACAGGCCGAAGATGAAACTGCCCAATGCCATTTGCTGTTTCATCAGGCGACTCCATCGGTCAGGGCCGCGTCGCGGCGGGTGGCAAGGGGGTTGTTGGTGAGCAGCGGGGTCATTTGCATGAACTGGTTTTGCAGATGCTGCGCGACCAACATACCGATCTTGTCCGAGCTGCCGGGGTCGCTGCAGTAGACCTGGACCGAAGGTGCGTAGGTCACGTGCTGGTCAGACGCATGGGCGCTCGCCAGATCCTTGCTCACTTGGGCGGGCGCAGAAAGCGTGTCAGGCGCGGTGATAGCAAGTCTTTCACTCAAAGCAGTTTGCGCGTTTCTGCTCGATGCCGGAATCGCCTGCGAAATAGCCTCCAGAGAAACCGTCGATGGCCCGAGGTGCGGCGTATCGACCAATGATGCTCGTTCGCCAATTGCCATTTCCGCACCGGCCGCAGGAGCCAGACTGGCAATCCCTGTCACCGGCTTGTCCGCTGCGAGCCTCGATGCAGAATCTGCTGTTGACGAAAGATCGGGGGGATTCGCCAGGGCGCTACCAGGTATCCGTTTGCGCAACCGGTCTTTCGCCTCATCGACACCGGCGTCCAACACAAGATCGAATAGCTTTTTCAGGGCTGAACCCAAAACAATGACCCCCGCCGTGATCGTCGGATGGTCCTCAGCGAATTCACTCATCCTGTCGATGCCGGCACCGGCAACGCTCAGCACTTCAGGAGAGGGCGCCACCGCCTGGGCGCTGGCGATAGCCAAGCGCTCGTTTCGAGCAGTCTGAGCATTCCACTGTCCTTGCGGGGAATTGGAGCGTGCCAGTGCAGACTGGCGCACCGAACTCCGCTCACCGATCACCGAAGTCGCGTACTGACTTTTGTCCTTTACTTGCGAAAAGGCCTCGTTGACATCGCCCGGATTCTGCGCCAACAACTGCACCGCATTGGCGCTGTCAGCAAACAGGCTTCGCGCCAGCGTGGCGCGTTGTTCGACAGGTTTTGCGTGCAGCGCGGCAAGCACCGAGAGCAGCGCACCCTGGGCATTCTGCTTGTCAGGGTCATGCATTGCAGCGGTCACGGCAGCAGGATCAAGTCCCAACTGCTTCCAGGCGCCACGCTCGGCGGCGGAGACGCTGTCACCTTTGCCCAGGGCAGCTGAAAGGCTCTTCAACGCCTGCCCGGCATCGTCTTTGCCCGTTCCGCTGCGGAGCAAGGCTGCCGACAGCGCTGCGGCCTGCTCGGGCTGCAAGCCTGCAGTGAGCGCCGCCTCGCCTGATTGCTTGAGTACGGCGCCGATGTCGGCGGACTTGACGCCACCCGGCATTTTGCCGAGCAGGTGTGTCGCATCCGCGAGGTCAAACGCCTGATCGCGAGTGAGCTTCATCGAGGTGCGCCACACCGTCATCATCTCGGCGACTTCCATCGCTGGGATTTTGAGTGCCGACGCTACGACCGCAGCGTCGCTGGCGAAGTTGAGCAGCTCAAAAGACTTGTCCGACGCGTTGGTCAGCTCATTGCCAATTCCTGAGTCGGCGGCCAGCGTTGCAACCTTGATCAGTTCGATACCGCTGGTGCCTCCCGCCGCCACCATCGGCTTACTGGCCATGATCAAGCTCGACAGTGCGATTTCGTTGGCCTGCACTGGCGTCAATTGTGCCGCGCTACCCAGATCGGCCGCCGCCGAATAAAAGTCAATCGCCGGCCTCACACTTTCTGGTGCCTTGGTCCGCTCGGCGGCCTCATCCGGCGCTGCCGACGCGCTGGTGGCTTCACCGTTCGCGGTGGAACTCAACGAGAGCATCCGCAAGTTGGACAATGCCAATCGCAATGAATCGATCGCTGTCGTCAACGCATCGATCCTGATACTTGCGGTGACGAGCGCCTGACTCAGCTGGGGATATTGATCGCCGATGATCGGTCCGGGGCCGGGGTTTGCCGCAGCCATGTTCAAGCGGATATCACCGGTTGCTGCGCCCCCCCGCTCATCGGCATTCATTGGCGCAAATTTGCTTTCTGCCATGCCGCTCTACTCCTGTTTCACGCCAAGGCGAGTGATCGCTATGTCGTAGCGGCGCAACGCCTTTTCGGCGTCCCATTCCAGAATCTCCGCTTCACTTACCGGGTAAATGAGCGGGACGATATCGAGGATTACTTCGATGTCGCGTTCCGAAAGTAGGCCGCCGGCTGGTTTAAAAAATCGTCGATGCGCACCTGCAATTGCGTCCAGTCGGGGACGGTCAGGTGGGCCAGATCGGGGATCATCAGGCCGGTGCAGTGGGCGGTGATGAATTCGGCGCGTTCCTTGGCCGTCTTCAGTTTCTTCATCACTTTGGTGGCGCGCAGCACGGGCATTTCCAGGCTCAGCGAGTCGACGGTGCGGCCGGTGACGGCGAGCGGTTGCAGCAATTGCACCTGGTCGGGATCGTCGGATTTCTCCGCGTCATCGATCTGGTCAAGAAAGTACGCACTCGGCCGGGTCGACATCTCATGGACGTACTGGGCGATGCTCACGTAGTCCGGACGTTTGAGTTGATCGAGCTCTTTCACCGACAGGCCGGTGGCGAGCAGCGCCAGCTCGAAGAACTGATCGTCTTCGTCATCGCCGGCGCGTTCCAGCGCATCTTTTTGTGCGGCGTAGAACAGCGGTTTGAGCTGGATCGTTGCGATCTGCGAGCCATCGTCACCGGTGATCGGCGACAGCAGTTCGTGTTGGGGTGGCATCCACGGCATGTATGAATTCCTTGGTGATTCGTTTAGATCCACTGTGGGAGCGAGCCTGCTCGCGAAGGCTTTGGCACATTCGAAATTGATGTAACTGAACGACCGCTTTCGCGAGCAGGCTCGCTCCCACAGGGTTTTGTGATTTGCCGGTAAACCGGGGTTTACGGCATCAACACCGCACGCCGTGCATCACCGAGGATGTCGACGCCGTTGAGCACGAATTTCTGCGTGCGCACGTCGATGTCGATCACCGGCACGCCGTTTTCCAGGCGGTTGTAGGTGCGGCAGGACAGTTCCAGGTTGGTCTTGGGTTTCTCGCCCATTTTCACCGCGGTTTCCTCAAGGGACTTCAGCTGGCCGCCGACGGTGTGGTAGGTGAACCAGGTATTGCCGTCCTGATCCTGACCGGCTTCACGCACGTTGAGCAGGATGTCGTCGCCCAGCTTCACGCCCAGCGCCAGCAGAACCTCGGCGCCGAGGCCTTGCAGGGTCAGCTTGGCGCCGAGCGCTTTGCCGCCCTTGGCCATTTCTTCGACGATAAAGCGCCCGCCGCGCATCTCTTCCATGTCGAATTCGATTTTCGGCGGGGTGAATTCCTCAACGGTCGCCGACAACGGCAGGCCTTGCAGGGTGGCCGCGATGGCCTGTCTTACGCGGTTGGTAAACATTAGAGAACGTCCTCCAGGAACTGCTCGATGATTTCATCGCGGGCGTTGAGTTGATAAACCATGTGTTCGTTCGGCGCGTAGCGGCCGTAGTCGATGACCACGTACCAGGTGCCGTTCTTGTACTTCTCGACGCTGTTGAGTTCCGGGTGCAGATACACGCTGCCGCCGGGAATGGTTTCATCGGCAACCAGGGTCTGCAGCCAGTCGTTGATGCGCTTGACCTCCTGATCCATGAAGGATTTGGTGAGGTTCTTGGCCATGGCTTTCTGGCCGGCCTTGACCAGCTTGCGGCTGATCGCATCCTCGAGGCCGACGTAGCTGATGAACTTGCCGGTGATCGAGCGGTTACCCAGCAGCGAGAAGCCGCCAAGCACGGTGCGGGCGTAGTAGCTGACGCCGTAACGGTTGAGCAGATCGCCTTCGGTGGACGTATCGAGGATGTTGTACTCGACGACCCGCGAAACGTCTTCGGCGAAAGTCACCTGGTTGCCCGGGCTCTCCCATTGCTTGACCTTGGCCAGCGCGGCAATCGCCAGACTGGAGGGCGACAGGAAGACGTTTTTCTTCGCCGCTTTCGAATACACGGCGGGCATGTTGTGCACCACCAGGCAACGGTCGAAACCGAGTTCGGCGCCGCCGAGTTCCTGGCTGTACAGGACCTGATCGGCCACCGAGACATCCTTGCCGTCCAGCACTACACGGGCCTTGATACGCTTGCCGAACGCGGCGAACTCGCCGGCCACCGCTTTAGTGCCGGTGAAGCCCGGCGCGCCGATGATGGTCAGGTCTTCCGGGACACTGCCCAGCGCCGCCAGACCGAGCTTGCGGCCAGTGGCCGGCTCGACACCGCCGATCACATTGTTGACCGTGTCGGCCGGTGTCGCGCCTGCCTCGACGATGACCACGTAGACCGGCACCTTGACCACTTTGAGGATCTGGTAGACCGCGTGGTACAGCGTGCCCTCTTCCGACCCAGTCGGATCGAGCAGCGCATGGGTGGTGAAGCTGTTGATGCGAAACGGCGCGTTTCGCGGAATCAGCGGATCGGCTTTCGGCGCAGTGCCGACCAGACCGATGACGTTGTCACCCAGGCCACCCATGGCCTCGGGGGATTCGGTGGCATTGACGGTAATGCCGTTGTGCTCGAAGTTCAGAACCTCAGCCATGTTCAGTCAGCCTTCTTGGCAGCGGCCTTTTTGGCCTGGGTGATAGGGGTTTTCGGCTCAAGTCGCCCGGCAAAGTGCAAGGCACTGGCCTCGACATCGAGCAGATCGAGTTCTTGACCAACGCTCGACCAATGCCCACCGCCGGTGGGGAATGGGACGAGCACGGTGTAGGTTTGGCGGGTTGCCATTTTTCGTTTCTCCATAAACGGGAAAGCCCCTCGGGAGGGAGGGGCTTTGGCGGGTGTTGAGGTGTTTGAGGGGTTAAGAAAACGCCCCGGAATTCGGGGCGTTTATTCGATCTGTTTGGCGATCCATTCAGGTTTGACCGGACGCGCTTGCGTCAACGGAAAATCCGACGATTGTGGCCAGTCTCGCAATTGCCGAATGTAGTTCAGCAACTCATTGAACTGGTCAGCCGTCAGGGTGGACGACTGATTCAGATCAAGTTGGTCGCGGTGACGTTCACGCAGCCACAGGGTCGCGCTGATCTGCTCGTCTCGCCAACCGCGTTCTTGCTCGGCTCTCTCGACTGGCGTTAACGCGGGAATATCAATCAGAATTGGCAGCCCTTTTTGATCATGGCCGCAAACCTTGCCCAACGGCCGGTTGGCAAAAACTTCCAGGTAACGATCTTCCGTAATCGGAACTACGTCATCAGGCATTTTGCTGTGCAGGCTGTCCAGATAAGTACTGCCGGTTGCCTTACTGTAATAACGCATGTCATGCACCTATTGCGATATAACGAAAGTTCGTCGTTGCGACATTTCCGTAAGCTGTGAAAGACGTCAGGGTTATCGCCGTTGCTCCCAGCGAATGGGCACCGCTTCCCGCATCTGTCGCCACCATCTGGTAAACCTGTGAACGAAACGCAGTCGGATAATTAAAGGTCTGCGTTGTTCCCTGGATGGAGGCTTGGCCCCATTGCAACATGAGACCTCCCAGCCACGACGGGAACACAATGTATCCATTGGGCGCGAGACTGGCCTCGAAGCCAAAACGCAGCTTCTTCGGCGTAACAATGACACTGTCATCCGAGCTCGAATTTACTTGGCTTTGGGTGGCAACTTTCGCTGTGCCTTGATTGATTTCAGAGGCTTGTTGTGCCAGAGCTGAGAACGCAGCGATATCAATGTTTCCCTGATTGATCGGTGCGTTCCAGGCTTTGATGCACCACATGACAGCCAAGTTGCGCGGACGGACGGTTTTCCAGTACGAGCCAGTGAAGCTGCCGACTGTTGCGCCTGTGGTTGTGTAGTAAATATCGCCTTTGAAGTCCGGCGCGGGGTCAGCGTCAATCGCATTGGAGTTGCCAATCCCTTGAACGGCCGGAGCATCTCCATTGTCGCCTTGAGTTTTTGTACCAGCCTGATAGCTACCAATGTTCCGTCCCTGGTCTATTCCACGCGCATGATCCCACCCGCGGAGAAACTCACCGCGTGAGTCTGGCAAACGGAAATTGCCCGCGCCCTCATCACCCCTCAAGTAGGTAGAGCCCAGGTAAACCGCCAGATCCGGATAGGTCGCAGAGCTTTGCACACTCCCATCTAGTTCCAGAAATCCGGGAGGCACAATTCCCGTAGGGAAAGCCATGACCGCACCAACTGGTACTGCAGCGCCAAGACGGGAAACCTCTTTTACGAGGGCCGCTACGTCAATGTTTCCTTGGTTGACCGGAGCGTTCCAGGCTTTGATACACCACATGACGGCAAGGTTGCGAGGGCGGTTTTCTGACGCTGTTCGCGCTTGCCGAGCGTTGTCGAAATCTATAGAAGTGTAAGCGTCCGTAGCAGGATTCACTCCCTTTGACACGCCGGATTTTGATCCACCATAAACGCCGTTAAGTATTTGCCCCATGCCCGTAGAATCTGCGGCGGAAATCGCACCGGTCAGCCGCTGCATCGCGTCTAGCTGAGGCGTACCGACCTGCCGTCCGGCGTCGACGCCCCGCCCATGATCCCAACCGCGCAAAAACTCCCCACGCGCCTCCGGCAGCCGGAAGTTACCAACCCCCTCATCCCCCTTGTTGAACTTGCCACCCAGATAAGCACTCAAGTCCGGATAAGTCGCACTGCTCTTGACGCTGTTATCCAGCTCCAGAAAACCCGGCGGCGGCGCATCAACCGGAAACGCCACAATCGATCCAACTGGCAACGCGGAAGCCTTGGCGATCAACGCCTCAACTTCAGCCTTGGTGTACGAATCCTTGATGCCAAACCCAGCCAGCGTTTCCGGATTGGCCCCAGCCGTCGCGCGACCATATTCATCAACAGTCAGGCTCTTGTAAGTTCCCGCAGCAATCCCGGTGCGCCCTGCGAGCATCTTGAATGTCAGCGCGGTCGTGCCAAGCGTGATCGGTGCATTGGTGGTCAGGTGCCACAGCGAATCTCCATTCGCTACGCCCTCCTCCACCATGACCGTCAGGCCCGGTGTGACCTTGGCGCTGCTATTGGCATCCGTGGCCCGCACCCAGTCGCCATTGGCAACGATCCACAAGCCGTTGTCCTTGGCCAGCGTCTGGCTCGGCAGCAGCACACGATCGCCGGCAATTACGGCAACACCATCAATCTGCTGTGCGCTGTTCATCACGACATTGCCAGTCGCCGCAACGCGCACCGACTGCTTGCCATCAAGTTTGCCGAGTTCTTCAGCCAGATGACTCATGACCCACGCACGAGTAGCCTTGACCACCGTGTCATCAATCAACAAGGTCACCAGCGAGGCATTGCTGGTCTCGAAAATCGAGCGGATATAAAACTCTTTACCCGAGCCCGACGTCGCCAGCACCGGTTTGAACGACTCCGGATATTTGACGATGGCATAGAGAACACCAGTGTCAGTCCATAGCCCCGCTTCCCGTACATACCAGCCGCCGACGTCCGGCGGGATAGTGACTTCGGCGAGCAGCCAGCTCGGGTTTTTCTCGTCCTGGAACAGTGCGTTGAGCGGTCCGCGCCAGACTTCGCGTTTCAGAGCGGTCGCGGTGGCGGCCGGGTTGTAGACCGCGCCGCCGCCGTCGCCGACGGAAATCTGCGTCAACTTGATCGGCACACCCGCAGCCTTGCACGCCGTTTCGTAGGCAATCCCTGCGTTGGTGAGCAGGGTGTAATAGTCAGCCATTCAGGCCCCCTGAGGATAAATAGTGGATGTTTCGACGGTGTACAACGCCGCGACCATGAACGCCTCGCCAGAGGTTTCAAGCCCTTCGATGAACACCGGATAAACCGTGGTCAGTTCGCCGCAAAACGTCGCAGCACCAATGACGTGATTGCCGAATGCGCTCAAACCCACCGACACGGAGAGAACGTCCCTCTCGCTTTTCGCATCGGCCAGACGGCGGTCGAGACGGGCGTCGATTTCTTCGCTGTAGGGTTGGTCGCTGAAGGCACGCACGGAAAAGCTGTACGGCGCGCCGGGCGGTGTCTGTTCGTACCAGGCGCGGATTTCCGGGCGCAGTTGCAAACCCTTGGCGGCGTTTTCCAGCGCCTTGCGTGTGCCGGCCTGGCGCGCGGTGGGCCAGGCCAGTTCGACAGTTACGCGCTTCTCCGCCACCGGCGCATCGGTGCTCCATTCGGCGACGCCGCGATCGGCAGCCAGATACGGCAGGAAGGCCACCGGCGTTTCGCTGGGGTTCATCAGTTCCGGGAACGGCGGCGCGATGCGGTCGAGCAAGGCGTCGAAGCCCAGATCCAGTCCGCGTTCGAGGGCCGAGCTGTTGGCCGGAAGCAAGGTTGGCCGCTGAGTTTTTTCACTCATAGCGTCAGCACCTCGACTTCAACCGCTGTGCAATACGGCGCCTGAAACGCGGTGGTCACGATCGGCGTCAGCGGTTCGAGAATCTGCAGTTGCACGGCGCCGGCGCTGTGCAGCGTGTAGTCGATCCAGCTCGGATCGACCCGGCCTTCGAGGCGATGGCAACTGTCGGCATACGCTTGCAATTGTGCTTGCGCCGCGACCTTGGTCAGGCCCGAGTCGGGGCCGGAATTGATCTTGGCGACAACGCGGATTTTGTAGCGCTGGATCTCGGCAGCCTTGACGGTAACGAGGTCAGTTTCCGGGCGCACGTCTGGACGAGCAAAGTGCTGACGGACGCCCTCGAGCAATGCTTCGGAAGGCGTGCCATCGCCGCCTCGAGAAAGCACGGTGACTTGCACTTCGCCCGGCGCAGTGCGGCGCCCGTTGCCATCCTTGACCTGCGCGGCGAGGCCGTCCGGGTTGAAGGTGTAAGTGACATTCACTACGCCGGAATCAGTGGACTCAACCTGTACCGTGGGCCGCTCGCCGAGGGTGAACACCTCGCGGCGATACTGCATCCGCGAACCCGCCGCGGGCGCATGAGGTGCCAGGTAATAACGCAACCGAGCGTCGTCATCACTTTCATAAATCGCCGGCACTGGCGGAAATGCCGCCGGGTCGCCGGGATCGAGCAGTTGCCGCTCAAGCCCCATGTCGGCCAGCCGCGCATCGAGATTGCTGCCGGTCGCCCACCACGCCAGCATTTGTTTGATGCGTGCGTTGTATTTGCGCTCATGGGTTTGCAGACGCACGCAGAACGCTTCTAGCGCGAGGGTGAGCAATTCGCTTTCGTTTTCCAGGCTCACCTTGAGTTTCGCGGCGCTGGTCGGCGAACGAGCACCCACGTATTCGACGACGAAGGCTTTGAACTCGTTGAGTAAATCTTCGAACGCTTCAACCGTGATCAGCGCGGGTTCGGCCAGTTGATTCTGGCCGGGGATCAGCATGCTCATGTCACCACCTCGAAGGTTTGTTGGCGGTTTTTCCAGGTGCCGGCAAAACGCAGCAGCAGGCCGTCACCGTGGCGACTGGCAACAATCACTTGCGGCTGAAAATCATCGATACCGTTATGCGGGTTGTAGAACGCTTGCGCGGCGTGGCTCTGTGCCAGAAGCAGAATGTCGTCACCGAGGTTCTGCCCGAGGAGAGTGGGAATCAGCGAACCGTACAAAGGTCGTTTCTGCCGAGTGCCCAGCGGTGTGGTCAGGGCCCGGGTCGCGCGCTGCACGAATTGCAGCCAGTCGTCGACCGTGGCCCCGCTGTCTCTATCGATTCCGATCATGGGAGGCTCTTGAATCAGGGGCTGATGACGCGGCCCTGGTGATCGACCAAGGGGCCGCTGAAGTGCACGCCCGAGGCGTCGATACTCAGGCCGACGGCGCCCAGTTGCAGGGTGATCAGTTGTGGCGTCATGGCCAGACGTGCAGGGCCGATGCTCAGTTCGAGCGACTCGCGAGACCCGTGGAATTGCGTTGGTCCGTTGAGCCAGTGCAAGGCGTGGCTGGCGTCGTCGTAACTGCTTTCGCTGCCGTCCTGATGTACCCGACGGGTCAGCGTCGGCACAGTCGAGGCCGGGGGAAAACGGTCGCTGTTCAAGCCGAACAACGCGACACTCTGCGCGCCGCTTTCGCCGCTGCCATAGTTGAACAGCAGGCACTGCTCGCCCACCGTCGGGATGCGCGATTCACTTTGCGCACCAGCGCTGGGGTTGAAGAACTTGATCGCTGGGGTGAGCAATCCACCATGGCTGACTTGGCAGGTATTGCTCGCCGCATCAACTGACTGGCAGATGCCAATGCGACAGAAACTCTCGGCGCGGCGGTGCAAGTCTTCGATTTCCGCTTCCATTTCCGCCAGACGCTCAATGATCGGGCCGAGTTGCATGCGCAGTAATGCATCGAACATCGGTCAGCCCTCCAGCGCGGTGTACTGGTCCGGGTCGTCGATGTTGCTGACTTCCCAGGTGCGAGCGAATTTCGGCATGCCCAGCGGATCGTCGAGCAAGGTCGGGCCGAGGTAGAGTGTCTGGTTGAACGTCAGGGTCCAGGTTTTGTATTGCTGATCGCCACGGATGAGCAATGACGGCAAGCCATCGATATTCATCGGCAGATCGCATTGATCGCCGGATATGTTCCAGCGGTTGTCAGTCATCAGGTTTTTCAGCACGGCAATCAGATCGCACGCTGCAAATGCACTGGCGGCAAGGGCCGGGATGACTTGCAGAGAGACCGTCATGACATGAGCAATTCGCCCGTCAGCGGCGCGCACCCCGGGTCCATTGCGGTCGAAGTCGATCAGCACCCAGGCCTGATCGCCCGGTGCAGTGAAATCATCATGGTTGCCGACGGTGAGGTTGAGGCCGGCGGTGTTGCGCAGTGACGTCGCGATGGCTGTAAACAGTTGCGACGGCTGCTGGATCGGTGTGGGCATACATGACCTCCTTTTCAATCGTCCACGCGCAGCCCTGCCGCCAACATGGCGGCAGGGAAAAATATTCAGGGTTAAGGGTGGTCGCGCGGCGGCACTTCGCAGACGCCGATACGCTTGGCCGCCCAGCGTTCGTAAAGGCCTATAGCGACATCAGCGCCGGCCATCGCCGTCAGGCAGCCAAACGCGCCAGCGGCCCAGATCGACATGCCGGCGGCATACAGCAGCATGATCGCTGACACGCCGCAGATCATGCAGGCGCCGGAACGCAGAGCCAGACGCCGCACAAGTGACCAGCCGCGGGCGCCCTCCTTGTCGGCGCGCCACATTTCGCCGGACACCCCGCCGACGACAGCGAGGAGGATGACCAGCCAGATCGGCATGTCCGCCAACGCTTGTTGCTCGTTTGTCATGTCACGCCTCCGTGGGTGATTGATGAGTGATGGGTTGGGTTCAAACGGTTTCTCTTGAGGCAGGCATTCCAAAAAGCCCGGCGCTTGCACACCGGGCTTTTCAGTAATGCGCTCCTTCGCCTTCCTTCCAATCCTGTGTTCGAGAAGGAAGCTGACTTTTCGGCGCTACTGGCGCGGTACGAGTCCATTCAGATTGTTTTTCCGACCGCGGTCCCTGCCCGCCGGATAACTGCTTCTGGTGCTTTACGCTGCACACCCGGGTCAGTTGCCAACCCTCTGAACCGTTGAGGCCGGTTCATCGCTGCCTGTTCTTGTGGAACTAAAGAGCTTGTCTTGCCAGCCGCTTTGTCGAGCGGCTTGGTGGCAAGAATATGCATGGATGCATATACAGTCAATGCGTAAATGCATTTATTTATGCATTAAATTTGCGCATATGCATGAAACCCAAGCGGGCCAAGGGGTGGGGAGATTTCTGCAGGCGAAAAAAAACCTGCCGAGGGGCAGGTTTCAGTTGGATGAACAAGAGTCAGCGGGCGTACATGCCCCACCAGAAGACGTGACCGAGGATGACGATCTGCTCTTCCTGGATTTCCTGGAAGCTGTAGTCCTCATCTGGATGCTCGTCTCGATTGAAGCTGCGCAGACGGATGCCGGTGGGCAGGCGATAGAGTTGCTTCACGCGCAATTGGCCGTTGTGATTGATCGCATACAGGTCGCCATCGATGATGTCGCCGATGCCGCACTTGCCGGCATTGACGCCGACGGTGGCGCCATCGCGCAGAACCGGCAACATGCTGTTGCCGCGCACCGTCACGCATTTGGCCTGGTCGAACTGCACACCGTTGTGGCGCAGGCTGCGTTTGCCGAAGCGCAGGCTGGAGCGCTCGCTCTCTTCGATGACGAATCTTCCTGATCCAGCAGCCAATTCAACCTCACGTAGAAAGGGCACCGACACCTCGTCGTCATCGACGGGGGTGTCGTCGTCCCACAGGCTTATGTCCTTGAGTTCCGCATGCACGTCAGCGCGCGTGCCGGCCGCCGTTGGTGCGACATCCGCGCGCCCGCGCAACTGATCGGTGCTGACGTTGAAATATTCAGCGATCTTCGAGATGTGTTTATCCGAAGGATCGACAATCTTCCCGCTGAGAATCCGCGAGAGCGTTGATTGAGGCACGCCGGTGCGACGGTGGAGCTCCGTGGGGGAGATCCCGTGCTGGTCGAGCAGTGCTCTTAAGACGGAGGAAACGTTGCGTTTTTGCATAACGCGCATATTGCTTGAAGTTTTTCGCGAAGACAAATGCTGATTTGCATAGATCGTGCATAGATCAACTTTTCCCTGTCAATAAATGCTCACCCGACCGCAGCGCCTGCGTCGGGCAGACTGGCCATGGTAACCTTGCGCCCATCGCGGAAAAGCCCGGCCACTGCCCGCGCTTTGCCCTACATCTTTTAACGAGTTGCCCGACAATCCGATGAATAAAGCCGTCTCCGACCTGTCCTCCCACACTCCGATGATGCAGCAATACTGGCGCCTGAAGAATCAGCACCCAGACCAGCTGATGTTCTATCGCATGGGCGATTTCTACGAAATCTTCTACGAAGATGCGAAGAAAGCCGCCAAATTGCTGGACATCACCCTGACCGCGCGCGGGCAGTCGGCGGGTCAGGCGATTCCGATGTGTGGGATTCCTTACCACGCGGCGGAAGGGTACCTGGCAAAACTGGTCAAGCTCGGCGAGTCGGTGGTGATATGTGAGCAGGTCGGTGACCCGGCCACCAGCAAAGGCCCGGTGGAGCGCCAGGTCGTAAGGATCATCACGCCGGGGACGGTCAGTGATGAGGCACTGCTGGATGAACGCCGCGATAACCTGATTGCAGCGGTATTGGGCGATGAGCGTCTATTCGGTCTGGCGGTGCTGGACATCACCAGCGGCAACTTCACCGTGCTCGAGATCAAAGGCTGGGAAAACCTGCTGGCGGAACTGGAGCGGGTCAACCCGGTGGAATTGCTGATTCCGGATGATTGGCCAAAAGACCTGCCGGCGGAAAAACGCCGTGGCGTACGCCGTCGCGCGCCGTGGGATTTCGAGCGTGATTCGGCGCTGAAAAGTCTCTGCCAGCAGTTTTCCACCCAAGACCTGAAAGGCTTCGGCTGCGAAAACCTGACCCTGGCCATCGGCGCTGCCGGCTGCCTGCTGGCCTACGCCAAGGAAACCCAGCGCACCGCCCTGCCCCATTTGCGTAGCCTGCGTCACGAACGTCTCGATGACACCGTGGTGCTCGACGGCGCCAGCCGGCGCAATCTGGAACTCGACACCAACCTGGCCGGTGGCCGCGACAACACGCTGCAATCGGTGGTCGATCGCTGCCAGACCGCCATGGGCAGCCGCTTGCTGACTCGTTGGCTGAACCGGCCGTTGCGCGATCTCACCGTGTTGCTGGCGCGTCAGACCTCGATCCGCTGCCTGCTCGACGGCTACCGCTTCGAAAAGCTGCAACCGCAGCTCAAGGAAATCGGCGATATCGAGCGGATTCTGGCGCGTATCGGTCTGCGCAATGCACGACCACGTGACCTTGCGCGTCTGCGTGACGCTCTCGGTGCACTGCCCGAACTGCAAGTGGCGATGACCGATCTGGAAGCGCCGCACCTGCAGCATCTGGCGGCCACCACCAGCACCTATCCGGAACTGGCCGCATTGCTGGAAAAAGCCATCATCGACAATCCGCCAGCGGTGATCCGTGACGGCGGCGTGCTGAAAACCGGTTACGACAGCGAACTCGACGAACTGCAATCACTGAGCGAAAACGCCGGCCAGTTCCTCATCGATCTCGAAGCCCGGGAGAAAGCCCGTACTGGTCTGGCCAACCTCAAAGTCGGCTACAACCGTATCCACGGCTACTTCATCGAATTGCCGAGCAAGCAGGCTGAATCGGCGCCGGCCGACTATATCCGCCGGCAGACGCTCAAAGGCGCCGAGCGCTTCATCACGCCCGAGCTGAAAGAATTCGAAGACAAGGCACTGTCCGCCAAGAGTCGCGCGCTGGCCCGGGAAAAAATGCTTTACGAAGCGCTGCTCGAAGACTTGATCAGCCAGTTACCACCATTGCAGGACACCGCCGGCGCCTTGGCCGAGCTGGATGTGCTGAGCAACCTTGCCGAGCGTGCGCTGAATCTCGACCTCAATTGCCCGCGTTTCGTCAGCGAGCCGTGCATGCGCATCACCCAGGGTCGTCACCCTGTGGTCGAGCAAGTGCTGACCACGCCGTTCGTGGCCAACGATCTGAGCCTGGATGACAATACGCGCATGCTGGTCATCACCGGTCCGAACATGGGCGGTAAATCCACTTACATGCGGCAAACCGCGTTGATCGTGTTGCTAGCGCATATTGGCAGTTTCGTGCCGGCCGCCAGTTGCGAGTTGTCGCTGGTCGACCGCATCTTCACCCGTATCGGCTCAAGCGATGATCTGGCCGGCGGTCGCTCGACCTTCATGGTCGAGATGAGCGAAACCGCCAACATCCTGCATAACGCCACCGAGCACAGTCTGGTCCTGATGGACGAAGTCGGGCGCGGTACCAGCACCTTTGACGGTCTGTCGCTGGCATGGGCGGCGGCCGAGCGCTTGGCCCATCTGCGTGCCTATACGCTGTTCGCTACGCACTACTTCGAACTGACCGTGTTGCCGGAAGCCGAGCCGTTGGTGGCCAACGTCCACCTCAACGCGACCGAGCACAACGAACGGATCGTGTTCCTGCACCATGTTCTGCCTGGGCCTGCCAGCCAGAGCTATGGCTTGGCAGTCGCGCAACTGGCGGGTGTGCCGAGCGAAGTGATCTTGCGCGCGCGCGAGCATCTGAGTCGCCTGGAAGACACTGCCCTGCCCCACGAGGCGCCGAAACCGGCGGCCAAGGGCAAGCCGTCGACACCGCAGCAAAGCGACATGTTCGCCTCACTGCCACATCCGGTGCTCGACGAATTGGCGAAAGTGGATCTGGACGACATGACGCCACGTCGAGCGCTGGAAATGCTCTATGCACTGAAGAACCGGATATAA